CAAGTGAATCTTCGTCAAATGCTAGTGTTTGGTAATATTCTTCAACATCTTCCTCTATCCCTCCAATAGGCCTTCTAACGCCCGCAAAAAGAGTTTCTTGTAAAGATAACACGTATTGCTTATTATGCATGTCCCAAGAGCCTATAACAACCCCGTTTGAATTAATTTTTCCCAACGCGTCTCTAAAATAATCCAGCATACCATAACCCGATATTTCTGTAATACCATCTTGAGATAATCGTAATACCGCGTTTTTAGGTCTGTCTACAAAATATTTTCTATAACCATAAACAGCAAAACTTTCAGGATTGGTCCCTATGCCATAATTACCCGCGTAACCTTGCATCTGCCCTATAACTGTATTAGATGATGTAGTTAAAGGCTCTCCTTCTGCAGAATATACCGCCGTCTTATCTATTAAAGCTCTTGATACTTTTAGTTCTTGGAATATTATTAAATTTGTGTCTTCTGCATATAACTTTTGTATTGATCCTTGAGCAGGGTCCATTGATCTAGTTATATCTTCCGCTACAGAAAATTGGTTAGTATTATTTATACCTGTTCTAGAATTAAATATTCCAGAATAAATTAAAGAACTAACTCTACTTTGTCTATTTGGAGTGTCCTCCACAATATAAGCTCTAACACCTAAGTCTGTAGACACATTATTGTAACCACCTCTAATTCTTGATTCTTCAATATACCAGTCTTGAGCACTGTCGGTTATGTCTGCAATATATTGCGTTGCTCCAGGTACATGATTAAAATCTGTTATAACCCCAAACGATATTGGGACCGCCGGAATAGTTGCTTGACTAAAAGAAGCAGAAGTTATTGGATTGTCTAAATATACTCTAAACACGCTTCCCCCCATATCTTCCCATCCTAATATTATGAATGTATAAGTAATCCCTGTTAATGTATAAGATAATTTTTGACCAGCTCCTATATAACTTGGCACTGTATTTGTTGTAAAAAAACTATTTCCGGTTACAAAATCATACTGAGCTAACGGCGTTGGCGTTGGCCCAACTGGCTGTATTGATTTTATTTTTTTTAACCAATACGAATTAAAATATTTAACCTCTAATGTTGCTGCCATAATTAATAATCACTTATTTTTTTAAATTACTACGGTAATGGACAAGTTACAGAACCTGTATAGGTAATTATTCCTCCATCCGTACTTGATCCCATTGCCGATAAACTTAAATCTCTAGCAACCGGATAAGTACCGCCATTTCCAAAACTTTTGGCGTATTGCCCTGGTTGTATTATACCTCCGATTATATTAACACCGTTACCATGTAAGCCATTCCATCTAATTGGATAAGTTGAGGTATTAAGTATTGTCCATTCTTTGCAGACAGCATCCTCAGGAGGCTTAATATATTCTAAAGTACAGTTTTCACTTCTTGACACGCAAGGATCTGCTGTTGGACTAGTTATAAAATCGCCTTCTATTTCAAAATTAACTTCAAATCCTAATGGTCTTAAATTTGTACAAACTGTCCCTTTAAAAAATAATAAATAAGCAGGGTATACGTCAACATCCTCTATTCCATAAAATATATAGCCAAAAAAATACCCATTACCATTATAAACTCCGGAAGGGAAAAAATCAACTGTTAATGGAGCAAGCGCTCTTCCTTGAGCATAATCTAGTCCAAGTTCAAATACTAAAGCGGTAGTTATTTGTTGGAATTGGTATAGACTAACAGTGCTACTAGTTATTACTTCACCTTCCCTAAGAAATTTCCATAAATTTATATAACCTGCCGCATTTATAGTATATACAAAAGGCTCTTCAGGAGGGCTTAACATTACACTTGCTTCGCTTACCCAATTTGAACATCCAGTTAAAAATGGTGAAGAAATAATAACATCTCTAGTTGTGGATAAAGAACCACCAACAGGGAATTCAACACCTGTAGAAAATGTAGAATCCTGCAATTTCATTTTAAGAAAATACTCACCAGATGGTATTTCATTTGTGCCAATAATTATATTTCCTTGTAAATTATCTATGGCAAAATAAGAAGGTCCGGTATTAATTGGCAATGTCCAATAAAGATCTGCGTTTGGAGAAGGAGAATTCGGTATTTGACTACTATTTCCATTTTTACCAGTGCCATTAATAAATAGTCCAGGTAATGGATCATTCGTTAAATAATAAATTATGTCGTCAGTAGCTGGATTTGATATTACAGGAGTAACATTTGTTATTTTTAATGGGCTTGTACTTAATATAGGATTATATGTAGTTGCTCCAACTGTATGGGTAATATCAAATGTAAATATGAATGTTCCAATGCCTGGAGATGTTGGAAATGTTCCGTTTACATTAGTGCCATAATAATACTCACTTTGCGTTATTTTTATTTTGTAGTCAAGATAATTTGGGCCAGGAGGAGTGGCGGTATCTCGTATTAACTCAAATTTACTGGACACATCATTGCCGGCTATATCTTTAACGGTCATTATAACACTATCTATAGCAGTTACCTTAACGCCAAAGGAATTTTTAAAATAAAACCATTCTGTTATAAATGGCGATGTTGGCGTTCCCTCATTAGGATCACTTCCTAAGTAATTTTGATACTCTCTATATATAAAATCTAAATCTGAAAAGCTTACAATAATATCAGATCCAGTTAATACATCTATATTTAAATCTGAAATATACCCAGTAGTTGATGTTTCCCAAAATAAATCTATTAAAGAAGTATCAGGGTCAGTTTCAAATACCCCTAAATAAGGAGTCATACTTCCTGCGGTTACTCCAACTCTATTAGACGTTGATACCCTATTGATTAATGGATCTGTGTCAAATTGATAAAGATTATTAGGGGCACTCCCTGTTGATGAAAAATTTAAATCATCTGATGGAGCAATAGTGTTAACAACATTAGACACTGTTCCAGGAAAATATTGTCTATTTAACGCTGAACCCATATTTTCAACTCTTGGCCATAACTGGGCACTACTTCTATATTGTCTTTGGTTAGGCCCAACTTCGGATAAATCTCGTGGCACTTTATTTATATTATCATTTATAGAAACAAAATGACAAGTAGTATTCTCTTCTCCAGCCGGAAATGTACTAGAAGGTTGAGTTGGATAACCGGCTAACATCCCAGGCACATAAACATTATAATAGTCTTGCTCTTGTTGTTTTACAACTACCTTATATGAATACCATCCTAATTCATTTATTGCATACGAAAATTTTATATCTGGAAATGTTGATGGGCCACTGAGTGGATTAAAATTATATATTTCACTTATAGCACCATCAGTCGTTAATGAACCTGCCGAGGCGGTTAGCACTTTTACATAATCTTTATATTTACCTTTTAAATAGTTACCTACTCTAGGCCTATTTAATTGAGGTGTTCCAATTGTTTGTAATGTATATATATAAGTATATGGTCCTGCATTATTAACAGTCCCCGCGGTTATTTCAAATCCGGCTTGGCTATTAGGGATTATACCTGAAACCGTAGCATATAAACCAGGTGTACCTACCGCTTCGTTTCTAATTGAATTTATAGTTTCGTTAAATACAACTACTAATTCGTCACCAAACCAACCTCTAACATCTGTTGACCAATCTGAACTTTTATATGGTATAAATACAGATGATCCTCCGTATACAGTATTTGCATTTTCTATATATGGGGCCGCAGATGATAATATTACTGAAGATTGTCTTCCAAATTTATCACTTAAAACAATACCTACTTGATATGTTCTATTTTGTTTTAAATTATGATTAGGATATTCTATCCAGCTTACAAAAGGAGTATAATCATTACCCTTTTCAACCAATGTTACATTATAATTTAAAGTAGCTGGAGGCGTATTTTGATTAATAAAATTGCCATATATAATTCTATTACCAACACTTTCTTGTCCTAATGCCCTTACCGGTATTTTATCATATACCCTAAGAGTTTCGTTTTCTGCTAATGTTTTCTTTGGTTTTTGTGATTGATACTTATATGTATATATATTTGTATTAGCGGATACTTGTTGTAATTTAGATACTAATATTGTATCTACTACCTTAATTGCCAATGAGTCTGATTCTTTATATAATATATCAATACTTTTTATTTTATACGATGTGGCTATATTAGCCCCTGTATCAGGCAATTCTATTATTAATTTAACTTCATTAACAGAATTTTCCATCCACTCTAATACGGTCGATCTATATGCCGCGTCCTCATCCCCGTTTATAAAGTACCCTTTTTGATTTGGTATAAAAGTTGGCTGTGTAAAAGGCGCTATTAATGAATATTCATTATCATCAAATTTAAATCTATAACTAAATCTTACAAATTTATCTTCTAAAAAATTATCGTTACCGCTAAGGTTTGATACGGTATCAGCAGTTCCCATTGTACATTTGTAAAATTGTACTGTATTAGTAATAGTCCATACCCCTGTTATATATACAGATGAGGTAGTTCCATTATCAAAAATTTTGGTAATTACCACATTGTCTGATTGGCCTATACCGTCTGGCTGACTAATTATTTGATCTCCTACCGTTATATTATAAGCAGCAATATCTGAATTATCAACGGTAACAACAGTAAAACCACCCGGACCTAGCACAGAATTAGTAGTGTCTAAATCAACATCTACTAATGGCGATATTGAATATAAAGAAGGAGCCTTGAAAGGAGCATATTTTGCAACTGCTATTTGTTCCGCATTTGTATAATAAGGGCTGCCTGATTCTACTGAATTTGATATAGCGGTATCAACATTTATTTTTCTTGGTTGGTTTCTATTATCCGTCCAAAATAATAAATTTTCCACTAGATTAACACCAGTAATTAGATTAGTTGTTGAAAAATTTAAAAATGAGCCTGAAACTAAAGTTAAATATGGATTACCATTACTAGTTGGATCATAAACAGTAATCTTCATTTCCGACCCTGCTCCAGGTAGGTTTATTAATGACGGGGCTGTATCAACATAATCTGTTAAAAATTGAAATATTCTATTGCGCTCATTGTCAACTACATATCCTATGCATACTAAATCAGTATTGGATTCAAATGGAACACTACCATTAGATGTTGGCTTTAGTAAAAGCTCGTTACCCAATATATTTTGTAATGATCCTACATTTTTGTCCTCGGATTTACCAACAGATATATTTAGAGCATCCCGATATTCGCCTTCACCTAAAAGACGATTATCAAGATCCTTATTCATTTTACCCTTTAAAAAAATATTTTTTGATTCTGCCATTTTTTAATGTTTAATCCATTTAGATTTACCCCTGAATACTTGGGTTATCTCTTCTAATTTAATATTTGAAAGCCTTATTTTAGCATTTCTTAATTTTGCTGATTTATCCTGCTGTAATCTTCTAACAACATATTCTGTTGATGTTGAACGGTGGGCCATAATAGCATGCAAAATATAAGCATACATGGCATCTTCCGCCATTTTTGGTATTCTAGAATCTAAATCATAAGCTAAGCCATCTGATATATATTCTAATACGATTAGTTTGCCTACTAAATTACTGCTAAAGGATATTTTATTTTCTCTATCGTTTATAGAAAAGTATCCATTTATATTAGCATATTGAGGATCCAATCCAAACAATCTACCATAAAATCTATCTTGTACCCAATTATCGTCATTATACCAATTATTATTCAAATTATCAAACTCATTAATCTGAACAAGTATATTGTTTTTATCCCATCTTTCTTCAGTTAAAGAATCTCCTTGTATATTTGCATCAAAGTTATCTTGCATTGGTATTCCTCTTTGATCCTGTATTGGATTCTCATATGGGTTTGTAGTTAAAGAGTTTACTGGATATATAGGATGCTTAACACCATGATGGTCTATCCAGGACATTTTTACATAGTTAACATAGTCTTGTGGTATTACTACGCTTAAACTATTTGGTATATTTAATTCCTGAGATTTAATACTTTTTAATGTATCATAACTAAATTCCTGCATTCCGCGTTTTGCATGAAATATAACATCTGTTCTTTTCGCAGCCCCAATTAACTTACCTGTACCAACATAAGCAACCATAAAGTTGTTTATAATATCATTTAAGGAGATATAAGAGTAGCTACCATAGTTTTCCTCTACAGTAGTGCCAAAAGCGTCTTTATCGCCATAATTACCACCATCTAATATCTTTAATTGTACTACTACATAAGTACCTGCTGCTAATGGAGTATCAGGAGTTATAGTATTGTTTACTACTGTATATTCTAATATATACTCATCAAACGTCCCAGGTAATCCGGTAGGGCTAGTATATAACTTAAAATTATTTAAAGCATAATTAATCTCATTTGGATCCCAACTTCCAAAAACTAAATCAGTATTAAATGTAGTTGTAAATTCAGTTGTTCCTAATTGAGCTATAAAACCTTGCGCTCCCTCGTAATATTGTCTATTTGTTTCGGTAATTAAACCATTATTAGGTGTAGGCATTTTTTATTAACTTTTTGAATTAATATTTTCCGTCTGCACTTGCTGTGCTGCGGCTTGTATTATTAGTGGGTCTTTAATAACTATACCTGAATAAAGTAATATTCTAGTTATTATGTTTACTTGTTCTGTTGGATGCAATTCAAAATCCTGCGAACCTGTTGAAGTATATGTATATTGATATCCTGGAGGAGTAGTTGTAAAATTCCATACAGGATCTAATGGTTTCCTTATATATGTGCAAGATATACTATTTGTAATAGTATTTGGGGATACTGTTATTTGTAAATTTTTAAATGTATAAACCGGCCAATAAGTAGATGGTTTTGTTATTGGCGAAAGATTAAGTTCTAATAGTTCATTTGGTTGAACATATTGGACTTCTTTTTCGTCATTATATATAACGGTTCCTAATTTATAAAATTCATAAGGGGATGTTAGTGTAGGCAAATTAAATTTTCCACTAGAATAAGTGCAATTTCCAATTTCTTGGAATATTGAAATCCTCTGTTCTAAATTCTTTATACGATCACTATATTCGCTATCATTGCCAGGCACTCTAAGTTGCTGGTTAAGGTCATCGAAATATTCATTAAATATTTCAAGCTGTACTTGAGTCGCTGTTTTATTGAATTCATCTGGAGTTAAATATCCTCTTTGTTCTTTATTAATAATTAATAAAACGGTTCTATAAACCGTATTTACATTTACCGCCATACTATATATTTATTATAATATTAAGGCGGTAACCAAAGCCACCGCCTATATATTAATATTACGTATTATTTTAATTTTTTCTCTATAGACTTAAGAACATCTATACCTTCATCTGTTTTAAAGAATGCTGCCATAGCTGAGTATGGGTTTTCATCAAAAGGCACCGTCATTAATTTTCTATTATTTTCACCCCAATGGAATGTCCTGTTGTCAGGTGATAATGTTATAATATTTGCTTCTACGGCTCTAATAGCTATATTCCTAAGATGTACATTATCATCATTTGCTAACTCTATAAATAAAGCGGGGTTATTTCTCGCTAACAATAATAAGTCTCTTTTTATTTCTTTAGAACTCATTTTATTAACTCTAGATCCAACCTCTACTCTAACAATAGATTCTGCTTGATCAATATCCATTTCTAAAGCAGCGTTTAATGCTAGTACTTCTAATTCAATATCTTCTAATTCATCCTCAGCTTCTACTGTTGGATCAAACTCTGTATATCGAACATTTAATCCTGGATGGTAAATGGATAATAATTTTTGTAGGTTTTGCTTTTCTTTTGGTACATTTAATATTCCATTATCAAATACAATATGACCTAAAGTAGCAGCTCCTTTTTGTTGTGACACTAATGGAGAGTTCTGATTGGTAGCATATCTTAATTCTTCTTGCTCTCCTGTTTCTTTATTAAACCATAGTAAAGGATACCTTAGGGAATGTCTACTTTGTAAAGTATAAGTTAAAGGGGAATAACCATCAGCTATAATATAAGTTCTGTCCTTTATTACCCAAGTATCTTTTAATGTTTTATGTTTTGTTTCTTTAGGTACAATTGTTTCTTCTATAGTAATTGTATCCATATCAAATTCATTTGATTGTAATTCTTTTTTTGTTGTTTGTTTTGTTGCCATAATATAATATAATTTAATAAATTTTTAAAAGGTAATAATTACCCCCGCAAATTCAACAGGGGTAATATCACCATTGTTGTTATGCAGAAGCAGTAAATAACACAAAGTTATTAGCTCCTTGAGTAACTAAACATCTTTCAGATAAGAAGTGTACTTGCATTGCATCTAAATCAGAAGTATAAGCTCCTCCAACAGATCCAGTAATCCAAGACTTCATTCTTCTGTCATCAGCTTGGTTAGCTCTATAACGAACGTGTAAGAATGGTCTACGGATATTAGTACCTAATTGTTGGTCATATACAGTTGATGTACCAGCAGGAACAAGAATACCATCAATAGATGAAGTAGTCATACCACCACGTGTGGATGCATCATTTAAGTACTTCCAGTCAGTTTTGTAGAAATCATAAGACCCACGACGGAAGCCAGAGAATCCTAAGTTCAATGCCATTTGCTCTGAGTTTTCAAATAAACCGTAAGCTACACCACCAGCTGCTCCAGCAGATAAAGAAGCAAGCATATCGTCAAAGTCAAGAGCAGTTGCACGGTTTAAGAACAACATATTTTCCTCAATAGCACCCTGAGTATCTAACCCTTTTAAGATTGAATCAAAATCATTAAGACCAGAAGCAGCTGTAAAGTTATTTACAATATTACCTCTTTCTTTAACAGCGGAGAAAAGACCCTGTGTTCCTTTATAACTCACACCAGTAGCTGGTGTTAAAGTTGATACTCCTGAGCTAGCCGCTGATAATTCGCCCTCAATAACAGACATTTCTAAATAGTCTTCAAAACGTAATCTTGTTTCTGATTCTGCTTTTAAATACCATAAATATCCAGAAGCCCCATCTTCTGTAGCAACTTCTACCCATCCAATTTGAGCAGTGTCAGATCCATTGATTGCGTATTTCTCTCTAACAATAATTGGAGAATTACTATATTGAGTGAAAGAAGGGGTAACAGAATTTAAAGAAGAGTCTGTGCTTCCTTTTATAAATTCAGATCCATAAACAAATATTTTAAGATTTGTAGCTGAAGTAAAATCAACAGCGCCAGAAGTTAAACTAACTTGTGTATAAGGATAAACTGTAAGCACTCCATAACCGCCTGCTGTAGTAGATGTGTCAACAAGAACTTTAAGTTCGGCTCCTGTGGTAGGATTCATAACTACTAAAGTTTGACCCGGAGAAACAACATTTTGAACGAAGTTAATACCCGTACCGCCAACAGCAAATCTCAAAGTAGTTGCATTAGTACACTCTACACTATTGTAAGCAATATGCAATCTGTTTTGTTCAGACCAAACAACTTGATCAGAAGACATTGGCATCTCAGCTCCCACCATACGTAAGAAACCGGATAAAGTTCTATTACCATAACGCTCAATTTCTTGCTCGTAGATTTCTGGTAAATATTGTTGTGCAAAGTCATTACCACTACCATTTGTAAAGTTTAAGTAGTTTGTTTCTAATGCTTGCTGTTTTTGTGACGGTTTAATAGAACCAAAATTAGTTCCAGTAACCGAGTTAATCATGTTTGACATAATCGTTTAATTTTTAATTGTTAAAATTTTTTTGTTTGGATCCTTAGCTTTGAGGAATCCTGGCCGCTTATAGATTTGACTCTAAGCCCATTAATGAATGGATCACTAGCAGTTCTAGGAGCATCCATGCTTGGATTTTTGGAATTACTAATAACCTGCTTAACAGCATCAGCTTTTCCTTGTTCATAAAAATGAGCAGCTATTTTGTCAGCATTCATTGCTGAATACAAAGCCTTGTGATAACCCGGCACATCTGCTACATTACCTTCTTTATCCAGAAACTTTCCGATGAAGGTTTGTATATTTGATTGAGTTTCGGCAACTTGATTTGGATTTTGAACATTATATCTAAATCTTTTTTCACCTAAGTTATATTCAAAACCTTTGAATTCGTTGTTAAAAAGACTAGATGTTTGTTTTTTAAACGCCTCTTGTTGTTGAGCCACTTTGTTTTGCTCGTTATTATATCTGTTAAAAAAATCAACAGCTTTTTGTTGTTCTGCATTAACCCCAGGCCTTGCCTTGATTTCTGCATAATACTTTTTCTTTGCATCCTCTAAAAAATTCCTAGCTTTAGAAATCTCATCTTTAAAGGCTAATTTCTTTAATTTAATTTCTCTTTCGTCGTCAATATCTTCGTCAAAAAAGAATTTATCTTCTAATAAGAATTCTACTTCCTCAGCATCTAAATGTGGCTTTGTGCTCTTATAGTATTCTTTTAATAAAGCAACATTATTTATATTTGAGTAATCAGCATTTAACCTAACATAGTCTTCAATTGTTCCGCCTGTTTCTTGCATAAAAGAAACTAATTTTTCTATATTTTCGGGCAGTTCTGTATTATTCTTTGTTTGTTCTTGAGTATGAAATTGCAGTTCTTCTTTAATATCTGCAACCTCTTGTTTTATTTCTTGCTCAAAGATTTCTTCAATAACATCTTCAGTGGTCCCTTTGTTTCCTTCGACCACTTCTTGCAATCCCACTTCGGGCTGTTTATCGCGTAACACGCTTTCATTTGTTCCTTGCTCTTGAATGGCATTTGTCTCTTCTTTAGGGATTACTACTTTTACTGGCTCTTCTTGCTTTTGTGTTAAATCAACCTTAATAGGTTCGTCTACTTTTGTTAATTTTTTTGGGGAAGGTTTTTTTGTTTTTATCTTAAATTCTCCTTCTTGTTTTACTTGTTCTGACATAATATGATAATATAAAATTGGTTAATAAGTTTATTCCATTTGCAACATGCCTCCTAAATCATTCATTAAATTTTCAGCATTATTCTGAAAGTCTTTTGGCAAGGAGTCATTCTTACGCTGATCTATTAATTCTGATTGCTGTGTGGCTTGTATCTTAGTTCTTTCGTCTTTTCTATCTTCTAACTGATTGAACTTATTTGTGTCCGCTTGAACCTTTAATTGCGCTAATTGCATATCGTAATTAAATTGTTCTGCCATTAATTGTTTTTTAATTTGAGCTTCCGTTTGTAATTTTTGAATTTCAAATTGCGATTTAGCTTGCTCTATTTGTATTTGTGTTTGAGTTAAAGCCTCTTGTTTTTGCACTTCAAACATTGCGGCTTTTTCAGCGTTTTGTGAATTAGCATCTGCTTGGGCTTGTATATTAGCTAATTGTTGCTCTTGTACTTGAGCTTGCTTTCTTTTTCTTTTTAACTTTAATAACTGATTTGCTAATTTAAGATTTCTAACTTGTCTTATATCAATCGCATCTTCTAAATCAATTCCTTGGTTTTGTAAAGAAACTTGTATATTTTGTTCTAGTTGCTGTTTTTCTTCTTCATCTGGTTCAATTTCTAAAAAAATACCAAAGTCGTGTAGATTTAGTTTTTCCATTTCTTTTAAAACATCAACATTATAAGTTGATATACTTTGTTTTAATGAGTTTGCTGTTAATGGATTATTTAAACAATCTGCTATTCTTAAAGATATATTTTCACAAATTCTAGTAGTTAAATATATACTTGCATCTTTTATATGGCGAGTAGCCACATTAGAAGCGTTTGCTGCTATTTTTTGTAATCCTACCAAAGCATTAGAATCCGGTTTGCTTCCATCAACTGCTTCATTAAGACCTGTAACATCTCTAATCATCTGTAAATAATACTGATAAGTTTGTATTAAACTTTGTATTTTACCTTGACCACTTGATGTTGTTAATTCTTGAATAGGTACTTTGCCTCTATTTATATCCCCATCTTGAGTTAAAGATCTACCTACAATACTACCAGTTTGGAAATACATATTTAATGCTTCTGCTGGATTGTATTTTGTTCCATTACCTAAATCAACTTCCATCAAACCATCTACATCTAAGAATACACCATCAGGTACTACTCTTGACATAACTTGCTGGAGTTTTAAGTGAGTTAATTGGATCATGTCCGCAAAAGAAATGCATTTAGTAACAATGGAATCGATCCTGCCTTTGTACATTCTAGGAGCAACTATGTTATAATTCATTTTAACTCTTGCTGTATCCGCATATGGGCGTGTCATATCATTTGACAATTTCCATTCTAGCATCATATTTGTGCCTATAATTTTAGCACCAGTATATAATACTTCTATTGTTCTTGATACTTTTTCAAAGTTATCATTTGGGGGCGGATTAAAAGAATCAGTTTTTTGAATAACCTTCTCTAATCCATTATCCCCTTGTTTTATTTTGAATACTTGATTCATATAAGTCTTATATTCAAAATATAATACTTGCACGGTATTTTCATCGTAGTTACCCCAACCCTGAATATATTGTCTATTACCGG